GTAGGGATTCTGTCTTATGAGAGATGACAAATACATTTGTCTTATCCGATACAGTATGGAGGATCTTCAGAAAGTCATCAGTACCTGAGGTATCCAAACTACTATCAAAGATCTCATCTAAGATTAGCAGATTAGTATTGGCACTGTTCTTCATCTTGGCAATAGTTCTCCAAGTGAATAGTAGAGCGAGGTCAATCCTCATCTTCTCTCCTTCAGAAAAAGAAGAGTAAGTAAACTCATCTCTGAACCTAGATTTAATAGTCTCCTCAAAATTTTCATTGAGATCAAATGACACATAGAAATCTAATTCTTTAAGATATCTATTGATCAACTGATTCATTACAGGCAAATACTTTTTAATAATACCTGCCTTGATACCAGTATCTTTGAGCATATTAGTAATCACTTCGTAGTCACTACGAACTTTCTTACTGTCAAGTAGGGATTCCTCTACTTTCAAACCATCACAAGCTAGATCTTTTAGTTTTGCCTTCTCCCCTTTTAGATTGAGATTACCTCCTGTGGATATCTTATCCTCTATCTTCTTTATCTCCTTCTTCTTCCATTGTATCTCTTTATTATATGAATTAATTTTCTGCTGTATCTCTCTGAGATCAGACATGATAATTTGTTTGTCCTGTACCTTCTTAACAATAGAATCAAGATTGGTTTTAAGTTTCTTTGTAGCAATATCTAATTCATTCAACTGTGTAGAAATCTCAACTTTCTTAGCACTCCTGAGGTTCTTAGTTATTGCTTGTTCACAGGTAGGACAACTATCATGGTTCTCAAAAAACTTATATTCTTTATTAAATGCTTTTTTCTTATCCTTAAATCTAGACTCATAAACTTTAAGTTCACTTAGTTCTGTTTCTACATCACCATATGCTTCTAAACTTTTTTCATATGATGCAGAGATATCTAAATTATCAGATACATTGACCATAATAGAATCAATCTCTCCTTCAAGAGTTATGATCTCTTCTTTACGTCTAGCAGTATTTGCAGAGGATTGTTCTTCAAGACTAGCAAGAAACTTTTGTTGCAATCTTACTTTTTCTTTTGCTAGATCATATTGATACTCACACTCTCTAATAGTTTCTCTTATCCCTTTAAATCTATCTTTCAATATAGTATTCATGGTAGAGAAGATACGAATATCTAAAAGATCCTCAATAACTTCTCTACGGTTGGGGGGGTTGAGTTGCATGAATGGGACAAAGCACGATGATCCTAAGACCACCACCTGAGTAAATGATTTATAATTCAACCTCAGTATACTTTGCTCCAGATGTTTTTGCTGCTCATTAATCGCTGCTTCTTGGGAAAGCATTTGACCATCAAGATAAATTTCAAACAACGTAGGTTTGAATCCACGTCGTATCATATAGTCACGGGAACCAATACTAAATTCAATCTCAACGAGCAGATCCCTCTCGTTAACCGCATTCACTAATTGTGCTTTGGTTATCTTACGAAAAGGTTTATTGAACAGACCGAAACAGATAGCATCTAGAAATGTAGATTTACCTGCACCGTTTGCTCCAACTATCAATGTAGCAGGACTTGTATCTAACTGTATTTCACTAAAAGCATTACCAGTTGAAAGAAAGTTCTTCCAACGTACAGTTTTAAATAGAATCATTCGACAAAAATTAATCCCTTGGGGGCACGACTATATCGTCAGGAGTGACAACATAATATTCATGACCGTGTGTAACACAAGCTTGAATTATCTCTCGATCATTCACCTCTACCACTGACATGTCTGGGAAGTCATCAGCTTCCAGAAGTCCAGCATAGCGTAAAGCGTCGTCTTTGTCAAGGAACATGTAAACAATCTTACCATTTGATGCTTGAACAGCGTAAGCACCCTCTTGTTCTTTGCCTTGTAATTGAAGAATGTACATCAAACTAACTCCAGTGCTTCCACGTATAAGGATTTTAATATACTTTTAAGTGCAGGTTTGTCAGAATACTCTATGTCATCAACATATTTTTCTAGTATTGTAAGAGTGTCTTCTTTTTCAATATCAATTTCTTCATTTAGATCTTGTTCAAACGATGGATCCTCTATAACTTTGATCTCATGTACACCTGCAGCATACAATTGACTAATAAAGAATTCAAATTTGTCAGAATCAGTCTTCTTTTCTACAATAATCTTTATAAAATTACTAGTATAGTCAGCATAATTAAACTTACTACTATTTAACTGATCTTCATTATAGTAAATCTTAGAATATATCTCATAAGGGTTCGGTATAAACTCCAATTGTAGGGTTTCAGTATCAAATATATGGAAACCACGCTTACAATTATAGTCATTCCAATAGATTTGGTAGGGATTACCTAGGTATGTTATGTTCTCTCTTGTACTTCTTTGATGATAGTGACCTGAGAATACCTTATCAAACTTTCTATAAGGAGAAGTGGCAGCACCATGATCCATGATGTAACCTCTATGTGCTTCAAATCCATTGAGTTCTAGGTGTCCCATTGCTACTGGACACCTACTCTTTGCTATCAGATCATATGTTTCATCATGATTCTCTGAGTTTATCCAAGGTACAAATAGAATAGGTAGTCCTCCTATCTCTACTTCAGTTGCTTTAGAATATATTTCTACGTTATCATACTCTCCAACTACACTGACTAATGTATTAACTAAATTAGTATCTTTAAAGTATGCTGTGTGATTACCTACAAGAGAATGAACTGTAACACCCATGTCTTTTAGCACATCAAAATAGTTATGAGTTGCCCACTGTGCTGCCCAGATGTCTAAGTTTCTACGGTTGTCAAATGTATCTCCTAAGTCAAGAACTGTTTTGATGCCACGTTTTTTTAGGGTAGGAAAGAATACATTTCTATAAAATTTCTTAAAGAAATCATGGAATATTCTACTGGACTTCCTTGCACCAAAGTGTTGATCTGTTATTATTGCTATCTTCATCGTGTACGAAGTAGGGGTGGAAGATGTCCTGTCATATTCATGCCAAAGAAATTAAGAGTAAGTCTAGGTTTAGTCCCAAAAGTTTTAACTCCATGATGAGTTTTGCCATTGAACAGTACAAATCTATTGTATACATTCTCAACGGTAACAGTCTCAGTATACTGTTCTCTCATAGAATCCCATGCTGCATTATAATCATCAAGATCAAATGAATGACCTCGATAAAGAAGTTCTTTATAGTTTATCTCACCACGATTTTGATGAGAGTATCCCTTGTGAGCATGGTATATAGAAGTGCCTGAGTTGGGACAAGGGTTCTTTGTCAAGTATACTATACCACCAAACCATGTGTCAATGTCTTGATGTATCCAACCTTGATTACGTTTATCCCATTGATCACCTGCAAATGGTTCTATCTTCTGGAAATGAGATTGCAATTCCCAATACTCAGGAACTGTATCATGGAATATATGATGTATCTTTTCACCAAAGTAGTTAAAAAACTTTTCACATTCGACGTGAAGTTGCTTAGTTCTTTTACCTGGCCAGTTTCCAGTATCAGGTTGATACCAATTCAAAGCCTCTGCTAGCTCAACAATTTCATCTGGATCATCAAAGAAATCATCCACAATAGTTATAGGGTATGTCATACTCTCAGCATAAGGATTTAATATAGGAACAACGTCAGGAGCTAGCATCTTTATGAAGTCATATGCTTCATATAATTGCTTATCATGCATTGCTTATTTTTATTTCTACGTTTTCTTTAATAGTATTATAGTCTGAATGACCTGTTTTGTCATCTGTATGAAACACTTGATCATATCCAGACTTGGTTAGAATCTTATTCTTTATTTCTAACTGTCTCTTCTCTTTCTGTATTCTTCTCAAGAATGCATAGTATATAATCTGAGTAAAATATGCAAAAGGGTTCTTAGACTTCTCTGGATTGAAGTTCTCTATGTACTGAACACAGTTCTCTATGCCATCACATATCATATCCTCACGGAACATATAGTTGACAAAATTTGGTTTATATGATAGGTGTGTAGCAATCTTTAAAAAACACTCACCAATGTAATTACTAATTGGTGGTCTGGATTCACCTGCTTCCTTTGCTTTAGCACACTGTGCTTTAAAAACAACAAGTGCTTCTAGAAATTCTTTATTGTTTACATAATGCTCACTCTGTACCCTTTTTCTAACGGCCATATCGGTTTCTCTTTGTCTATATTTTACAAGGTTTTAGGGGGAAAGTCAAGGGGGGCTTGACAAGTGGTAGCAAAGTGTGTACACTACGAGTGTGCGAGTTCAAGGGATGGTTATATACCAAATAGCTTATCTAAGTTAACTCTAGCTTCCTCTACGGTACTTAGGCGACCTTGACCAGTAATAAAGTCACCGCCCAACTTCCTTAAAGACATAGCATAGAAGATCTGAACTTCAGTATCTACCTCTACTATAGTTATAACTTTATCTTTAGGTATAATAAATTCTTCTTCTCTAGAAAACTTCATCCATGGTTGAACTTTTGCACCCACTACTTTATTTGGAAGACTAACTTCTTCAACTTGTATTGGGTTGTCTACTATTAAGTAATCTCCATTCTCATCATTTACATGAGTTACCATAGAGAGTATTTCTTCCCCAGAGACTAATTTTATAGCCGCGAGGAATTCTGGTTTCTTATTTTTATCTGATTCTGACATCTATAAACTCGTAATTAAAGTTCTCTTCATTGTATATTTTTACTCTTTCAATAAGATGATTAAGGGTATAGTTTCTTTTAGAACCTTTTGATATGTCATCCGCAATGTCATATAAGACTGCTTTAGTCTTATGATCTCCTTTCCTCAAGACCCTACCGATCGACTGGAGGTTCCTGATCTTCGATTTCGATGGCGAAGCAAAGACAACGTTATGTAAGTTCCGAATATTAATCCCAGTGCTAAAAGTCCCATAGGATGCCACTATAATACTGTCATGTGTAGTTTCAGCGATCCTTCTTGCCTTTTCTCTGTCCTCGGTATCGACCCCACCGTGTACCAAAAAGACTAATCTGTCTTCTCCTACCTTATTATTTATCATGTCAAAAAGGGGCATACCATGCCGTTCAACGTAGTTGAACAGGACGAGAGTGTTACCAGATAGGTCACAAACTAGGTTCCGTATGAACTTATTACGTCCTTCATGCTCAACAAGGTAGTCCATTTCCTCTTGATAGTTATCAAAGGTATTAGAATCATGCTTGAGTATCAGTACTTTGATCTCAAATTCAGAAAGATGCCCTTCCTTAATAAGGGTTTCTGTCTTAGTAACCTTATCGACAGTACCAAATACACCTTCGAGTACAAGGCGGTTTGTTTGTGTACCATCTAATGTACCTGTAAAACCTACGCGATATTTGCAATCGTGTAGTTTATTCATAATACTTGTTAATGACTTTGCTTTGAACAGGTGTGCTTCATCTCCTATTATAGCACCAAATCTCTCAAAGTATGTCTTCGGTAGTTTATACACTGACTGCCATGTGGTAATAATCACATCTTTGTCAGACCTAGGATCAGTACCTGCATATACCTTATGGCAATGTGCCTTTGCGTTCCAACCATAATCCTCAAAGTCTTTGAACATCTGCTCTACCAGAGATGTCGTAGGAACTACTATGAGTGTTTGTAAATTCTTTGATGCCCAGAATCTTGTAAGGGCATATATCATTAGAGACTTACCAGATCCTGTAGGCGATAGTAATAGTTTACGCTTGTTGCGTAGTGCTTCGTAGATACCTTTATACTGATAGTCTCTAACTTTATGTGGTAACTTTAATGTTTTTATCCAGTCTCCGATCCCTTCTGGAGTAACGAATTCATCCACTTCCGATGGAAGTCCGTAAAATTCGTTGTCCCGATGTATGACTTCGTACCCCCTTTGCTCGCAAAACGCAACAATATAAGGGAGAAGACCAACATAAATCTCGCCTGTACCTGGGGAGAATAGTTTAATTTTCCCATCCCAATACCTCTTCTTGTAAGCTGACATGAACTTCGCTTGAGGAACCTCGAAGGTAAACTCGTCTGCCAACTCGTATTGAACGTGGGGTTCACATTCTACTGTCAGGTAAACTTCGTTCTTCTTCTGAATGTATACATTAGATTTCATAACCCTTCAAAAATTTCGCAAACTCTATTGCATTCTTAATATAGAATGATCGGTTATTAATCGCTTGCATAATCGCTTTTAATGCCTCAACCATCTGGTTATAGTACTTCAGCTTTAGGACGGATTTCATATATTCTTCATCAGATTCCAGATATATGGGTACATCTGTTTTGAGAAGTTTAAGGTGAAAAGGTTTTTCCGATTTACCTGTATAGTACTCCCACCTTTCTCGGTAGGTTCGCTTTACATCTAACTCACCTTGATCCCGAAGGGTAGTGAATGTATTGTAAAGTCTTAAATATTTAGCATGTAATCTGGGGATCTCTAAACTATCATGATCTAATTTTTCATCATTTAGTTGTGAGTCTTTCTCCCACATGTCATTCAAAGTTTCTAGATTCATACTTTCTTATTATTTTTATCTGTGATCTCGTACAAGGTATACTTGAAATTTACCTGTGCTGTGAAGTAATTGATGTCAGTTGCTGATGCATCAAACTCAAGTGTACTTAAACTAGTAGGAAATATATTAAAGAAGTTAACTATTGATATTGCATTGTAGTTACTGTTAAGGATAAGTAAACGAGCATCACTCATTTGCTTATCAAAATCCTTAGGTCTACCTTTTTCATTTACAGTATTAAGATATTGATAAAATTCTTCTTGATGCTTAGGGGTTGTAAGTCCCTTTAACCACTTGTAAATTTCATAGTAATTATCCAAGTCTTCATTCACTAAGAAACTCAGGTTTAGATCACCAAAGGTCATCTTATCACCAGGTATTTCATAGTCTTTAACAGGTGTTTGAATTTCTTTACTGCCAATTTCTACAGGAGGTATTGATGCAGATTGACAAAAGTAATCTACGTTAGGGGTTCTACCAATGACAAACTTAAAACCAACTGGAGATAAAAAGTTTTTATTGTTAGGACTGAATAATGTACTATCCATTAGTTAAACACAGGTCTCCATAGGTATTTATTATAGCATAAAAAAGAGGGTCTTACGACCCCCTTGATATAAGTTTTAGTGCATTGGTTTAATCGAATACGTTTTTACATATGCGTCTACACGCATTGGGTAAGTCTGCACATTCTATCAGACAGTCAAAGTAATCGTCGATCTTCGTTATGTT